CGCGCCGGCGGGCTGAAGGCGACGCTCGAGGACCCCACGCTCGGACAGGCCGACGGCGACGATGGCCGCGACGACGAGCGTGCGCGGCGACGGCGGCTGCTGTAACTCGAAGAACACACAGGAGGAACGCGCATGGGCTTGTTTTCGTTTCTCGGCCTCGTCGTGGTGGTCGTGCTGGTCTGCGCGGCCGCGCTCTGGGTGATTGGTCAGCTGGCGCCGAACCATCCACCGGTCATCGATCGAGGCGTCTGGGTCCTCGCGGTGGTGATTCTGGTCCTCATCCTGGTGCAGGCGATGGGCCTGTTCTCGCATGATGTGCCGATCCCGCGAGTCGGCGGGTGAGCCGACCGAATCGCGCGGAAGCGCCGAGCTTGGACTTCCACCTCCGTCTCTCGCCGGAGGAGCGTGAGCGCGTCGACCAGGCCGCGGACGCCAATCATCAGACGCCGAGCGAGTTTGGCCGGGAAGCGCTGATCACGGCCGCTGACGAATGCCTCGAACGCCGCCCGCCGATCGTTTCGTAGCCGGAAACGCCAGACACCCCTCATCCTGATCACGGAACGCGACTCCGTCGAGGCGCGTGTTGATCGAGACCCTGAACGCGATATCTGCGCCGAAGGTCTCGATGAGCACGCGCCTTTTCGTTGGTCCCGGAAGACTTTCACAGGAACGGCGAATGAAGAACATCAAGCAACTGATTCAGGACGAGGCCGACAACAAAGCGGCGATCGCGAAGCTGAAGAAGGAAGGCCGCACGCTGAACGCGATCGAGGCCACGGCCCGCACGCCCGAGCAGGTCGCCCGCTTCACGGCCCTCTTCGCCGAGCTCGACGCCCTCGAGGACACGGCCGAGACGATCGCCGCGGACCTGAAAATCGTCCGCCGGCTGCAGGAAGACGAACGCGCCCTCGGCGCCGCGCTTCCCGCGCCGATCGCGCTCGGGGCCGATCACGAGGCCGAACGGCCCGCCAGCATCGGCGAAGTGATGCAGGCGATGGCCTATCAGGCGCTCAAAGCGACCGGGCGGAACGACCGCGCCGCCGTCATTCTGCCCAGTGGCGTCTCGCCGCACGTGATCGCCGCGATTGGGGGGCCCGACGTGCTCCAGGCCGCGGCCGCCGGCGCGGCGTCGGGCATCCCGGAATCGGGCGGCGTGTTGGTCCGCAACGAATGGAATACCTCGCTCCTGGAACGCGTGCAGGAAGAGGGCAAGCTCGCGCCGAAGTGCTTCCCGATGCCGATCGGCGAGGGCAGTGACGGCGTCGAAGCCCCCTACGTCGACGAAACCTCGCGCGCGACCGGATCCCGCTGGGGCGGCGTCCAGGTCTACCGTGCGGCGGAAGCGGCGGCGGCGACGGCCTCCGCGCCCAAGCTCGGCAAGTTCGAACTGCGGCTCGAGGACATGCTCGGCCTCTTCTACGCGACCGACCGCGTGCTGCGCGATGCGGTGCTCCTCGAAGCGCTCGCGATGAAAGCGTTCTCGTCCGAGTTCGCGTTCAAGCTCGACGACGAGATCGTCCGCGGCACCGGCGCCGGGCAGTGCCTGGGGGTCGTCGGCAACGCGCCGACCGTCTCGGTCGCGAAGGAAACCAATCAGGTCGCTGGCACGATCGTCTTCGAGAACATCATCAACATGCACTCGCGCCTCCTGGCGCGCTGCATGCCGGGCGCGGAGTGGTACATCAACCAACTCGCGCTCCCCCAGCTCTACAAGATGTACCTGGCGGTCGGCGCCGGCGGCGTGCCGGTCTACCTACCGGCGAACGGCGTGGCGTCGGCGCCCTACGGGACGCTGATGGGCCTGCCCGTCACCCCGATCGAGCAGGCGGCGGCGCCCGGCTCGGTCGGCGACATCATCCTGGCGAACCTGCACAACGACTACGCACTGATCCAGAAACCCCTGACGCAGGCGTCGTCGATTCACGTGTTGTTCACGACCAACCAGACGACCTTCCGGTGGGTGTGGCCGATCATCGGGAAGCCCGTGATGGCCGCGGCCGTGACGCCGTACAAGGGCGCGCTGACCCTCGGACCGTTCGTGACGCTGGCCACGCGCGCGTAAGGCGGGGACCGATTTTTCACTGAGGACCGCGTCATGAATGTGTCACTCCCGACTCGCTTCAAGATCGTCACGGCGTTTGCGCCGAAGACGACCAACGCCGCGCTGACCTCGGTGCCCGTGACGCTGAAGAACGCCGTCAAGGCGTGGCTGATCCTGAACTTCACGCAGGCCGTCGGCTTCGCCAGCACGCCGACCCTCAAACAGGCGACCGACATCGCGATCGGCACCAACGCGGCGGGGCCGGTCAGTCGCATCTGGTCCAACCTCGACGTCAGCGCGACCGATACGCTCGTCGAGCGGACCGCCGCGGCCAGTTATGCCCTGACGACGGCGGCGACCAACATGCTGGTCGTGTTCGAAATTGATCCGGCGAGCCTCACCGACGGCTACGACGTCGTCTACTGCACGATCGCGACGTCGGCGCAGGCGACCGACTTCGTGTCGGGCGAGTGGTTCCTGCAGACGAACTTCGCGCAGGCGACGCCGCCGACGGCGATTCTCGATTAACCGCGCGCCGACGACGACAGAGGAGCCGGAATGCCGCCACTGAATCAATCGCAGAAGGACGCCGCCCAAATCTTCGGGCTCGGCGTCCACGTCTCGAAGGCCGCGGCCACGGTCCCGCAGGGCACGACGCAGGATCTGTTCACCGTGGCGGGCGGGGACGTCCTGATCACCTTGCTGTACGGCAAGGTCGGGACGATTCTCGGGGCCGTCGCGAACGACCTGGCGATCTGGGTGGATCCGACCGCGACCGGCACGACCTACATCATCGCGTCGGCCGTCGAGGGCAACGCGCTGCAGGCCAACAGCTTCATGGTCGTCGAAGGCGACGGCACGGCGCTGATGATCACGGGCCTGGCGGGCGCGGGCCCGATTATCTCCGGGACCGGCCGGTTCATCTGTCCGACCGGGACGATTCAGCTCAAGTGCGTCGGCAGCACGACCGGCACGACCGCGTGGGAGCTGTTCTATTTCCCGCTGACGGACGGCGCGTCGGTCGTCTCGGCGTAAACCGCGATCTGAGTTGAACGAGTACTGAGGAGAGACACACATGGCTGACGCCATTCAGATCGCGCAACGCCGAGGCAACACCAACCTGCAGGGCACCGCCGCGGGCAACGAGCTCAACGAGCAGCTTGTCGCGCAGGGGTTGCCGCCGTACGCCGAGATGGCCCGCAAAGGCCAGGGCTGGGGCACGATGTCGACCGCGGCCGTCGCGGGCCTGGTCGTGCGTCCGACGGTCACCGCGGCCTACGAGATCTTCAACGGCTACCCGCTCGGCGGGAAGAGCTTGGTCATTGACCGCATCTTCGCGCACAACCTGGTCGGCATCGTCGCCGCGAATAGCTTCGTCCTCTGGGCTGGCGTCGCGTCGGTCAAAGCCGCCGTGACGAGCGGATCGTTCGTCGTGCGCGGCCATTCCGGGAAAGCCTACGGCGGTCCGGTCATCGCGGCCGCGTCGACGACCGTCGTCGATCCAGGCTGGTTCCCGTGGGCGATCGGCGGCACGGCGTCGGTCGGCACCGCCCTGCCCATGAGCGGGTGCATCGCGGAGGTCGCGGGCCGGCTCGTCGTCCCCCCGCAGTGCTCGCTCTGTCTGCACGTCGTCTCGTCGACAACCGCCCTGACCTTCACGCAGGGCGCCCAGTGGTTCGAAGAGCAGCTGACGCTCGAGTAGCCCAGATGCGCGTGCGAATCCTCAACGGCAACCAGGCAGGCTCGATCGTGGACGTGGGTCCGGAGGGCGCGATCATGCTCAGCAACGGCCTCGCGGAAGTCGTGTCCGAGCTCGCGCCGGCGGACGTCGTCGCGGCGCCCGAGCCGGCGATCGCCGTTGAGGACGATCCCGCCGCCTCCGGGGCCAGCCTCACCGATGAAGACACCAACGACTCGACGACCGAAACCCCGGAACCGGAGCCCGTGCCCGCGCGCGTGCGCCGACGATCCGCGAAGCCCAAGGCTGATCCCGCCACGAGTCGCAGGAAGCGGCGGTGAGACGTGAGTCTGTCCCCTGTGACGGCGCCGGCGACCG